TTGGTAATTTTAACAGACCTTCTTCTCAAGCTACTGCAGGAACTGGTGGTGCAGGATTATGGAGCACTACAATTACACAACCTTTTACAGTTCCAATTTCAGTAGGAAGTGGTGGAGGCCCAACAGGACCAACTACAGGAAATTCAGGAAACCCATCAGTATTCGGTAACTTTGTTGCAAATGCTGGAAACGGTGGAGAAACTGGTAATCCAGGAAACGCACCAGGAGCAACTTCAATTTACACAGATTCAAATTTAACAATGCCAGCAACTAATATAAACCATGTTTGGCTAACTGGCCAAGGACAATCTCCGGGAGCTGGTTCTGGAAGAGGTGGTTCGGGTTCAGGTTCGACTAATAATCCAAACCGACCTGCTGGAGGCGGTGCTATTTTAATTTATGAAAATTTAGGAGATTAATATGGCAAAATTATTATTTATTAAAGACCAAAATAAAAGTGAAGGTTCGTTTGGTTTAGCTTTAGCAGATGGGGAATCTGTAGCTAACGAATGGACATATGATGTTGAGACAATTACACAAGAACAATATACACAGTTAGTAAACGGGTCTAAAATAATTAATTCAGATAACGGAAATATTACATTTGTAGATGCTCCTATTTGTCAAAATAAAGAAGAATACGATCAATGTTTGAGGGCTTTAAAATCTAATCTTGCAGAATTAAGTTGTAGTTACACTTACGCTTCTAAATACCACACTGAAGGTTTTACAAATTATGTAAACCAAGTAAACGAAATAGATTCATCTACTATTAGCTTTCCGTTAGGCACATCTTTTATAAATGATATAAGTACAAGATGTCCAGATTTTGTAAGTTTTATTACTAAATAAAATTTACAAACAGTTTAAAAAATGTATATATAGGTATATGTTTTCAAAGGATAATATAATTCAATTTAAAGCAGATAAATTTTTTATAGAAAATAACAAAGATATTTATCCTGTTCCTTCTTTAATAAATATTCCAGATTGGTTTAAAAAACTAAAACATCAAAAAGGACATGAAACAGTAAAAGGGTGTATGCCTTTTTTAGATGCTATTTCAGCTGGTTACATACTTAAAAATTCAACTGATTTTTGTATTAAAAACGAAGATGAAAAAACTTATATAGAATATTCTTTAGGTCAAAACCCAACAGATTATAATTTAAATGCTGCAAATAATCACTCAGCCCATCCTAAAATGCAAATGGAAGGTTCTCCATTAGTAAAAAAAAATAATATGCCAGCCTTTTTAAAAATACTAAATCCTTGGATTATAAAAACTCCTCCTGGATACTCATGTTTGTTTGTAAATCCCTTAAATAATTCTGACGATAGATTTGAAGCAATAGCTGGTATTGTTGATACTGATATTTTTAAAGGACAAATTAATTTTCCTATTGCTTTAAATAGTGATAAATATAAAAAAAATTTTGAACATTTTGTAAAAAGAGGATCGCCCTTAGTGCAAGTAATTCCTTTTAAGAGAGAAAGTTGGAAAATGAAAATTACAGAGGAAAAAGATTATACAATTAATAAATTTTTAACAGTATGGAATACAAATTTTTTGAGACAATATAGAGATAGAATATGGCAGAAAAAAAAATGGAAGTAAAAGATTTAATTGATATTCAAGACAATGCTATTGATATTAGAATGGTAGCAAGAATAGTAGAAGTATATGCAAAAAGAAAAAATATTTTTGAAGATGCAAAGGTAGGTCCTACTAAAGATGAGAATGGTTTATTAAAAAAACACATAAGAAGTGCAAAAAGTGTGAACTTAAATAGAAATGCAAAAAGTTTAACAGATGTTCGATGGGGAAATAATTTATTGTCTGTGTTTCTAAATGGGTTAGCTAGATATAAGGAAAATAAAAAATTAAAACATTTAGAAGGTATTATGGTAAATGATATTCAATTACTAAAATATAATGAAGGTGATCATTATATATACCATATTGATCACGGCCATTTTACACCTAGAACTTTAAGTTGTATATTGTTGTTAAATAATGATTATGAAGGTGGTGAGATTTCTTTTACAGATCCTCAAGGTAACAACGAATTTAAGGTTGAGACAAAACCAGGTAGGTTAATTGTTTGGCCTAGTAATTTTATGTATCCACATAAAGTAAATAAAGTAACGAAAGGAACAAGGTATTCAGTTGTATCATGGGCACTATAAGAGATTTTAAATATAAAAAAATAGAAAATTTTTTAAGTAAAGATGTTTTAAATTTAGCAAGTACTTACTGTGAAATTAAACATAGACAAACCGATGTTATAGAAAACCCAAACAGAGCTGAGCTTGAAGGTAACTATGATACTGCATTTTACGCAGATTATTTTTGTGAATCTTTATTAATGCGAAGTGTTAATAAAATGAATGATTTAACAGGTTTAAAATTATCACCCACTTATTCTTATTGGAGAATGTATACTTTTGATTCTCAACTTAAGGAACATACAGATAGGCCTGCTTGTGAAATAAGTGTTTCAATTAATATTAGTAATAGTGGGGAAGAATGGCCAATTTATATAGATGGTAATCCAATTATATTGAAACCAGGAGATGCAGTAATCTATCTAGGTTGTGAACTTAAACATAAAAGAGAAAAATTTACTGGAGATCATAATGCACAAATTTTTATGCATTATGTTGATAAATCTGGTCCTTTTTCTAATCATATTTTAGATCGAAGAAGTTTACCTGGAGAAGCCTTAGTTGGGTTTTAAATACAATCTTAATAAGGTATAATACCCATATGCCTTTAACAAATGTACAAATAAGACCTGGATTTAATAAACAAGTAACCCCTACTGGAGCTGAAGGACAATGGACTGATGGGGATTTTGTTAGATTTAGATATGGCCTTCCTGAAAAAATAGGAGGCTGGGAACAAATAACTTCAAATACACTAGTCGGTGCGGCTAGAGATCAACTTGTTTGGGCTGACTTGGATGGTAGAAGATATTCAGCTATAGGTACTAATAAAGCTTTAATAATTTATTTTGAAAATTCATTTTACGACATTACACCATTAGACGCTGCAATTGCTGGAGCAACCTTTACAACAGCTAATACTAGTCCAACTGTAACAGTAAATAAAATAGCCCACGGACTTTCTGCTGGAGATTTATTTACATTTACATCTGTTACACCTCCATCAGGAGCTGGTTATTTGGCTGCAGATTTTACTACAAATACTTTTGAAGTTGTGACGGCACCAAGCCAAGATACATTTACGATTACAATGGCAACTAATGCTGGAACAACAGTTGCGGCAAGTGGAGCAGCAACAATAAATCCTTATGTTAAAGTAGGACCACTAAATCAAACTTCTGGTTTTGGTTATGGTACCTCTGGGTGGGGTGGATCATCTGGAGTAATATCAACACTTAATGGTTTACTACAAGATGATACTGCTGGAACTGGAGGGTCTGGTACATCAATTACTTTATCTTCTGTTGTTGGTTTTCCAACATCTGGAACTATAAAAGTAGGCACTGAATTTATTTCTTACACTGGTATATCCACAAATGATTTAACTGGTATTACCAGAGGAGTTGCAGGAACAAGAACTGCTCATTCTACTGGTGCTTCTGTTGAAGTTTATCTTGGATGGGGAACGGCATCATTAACTGGTGGAGTGACCTTAGAGTCTGCATCATGGTCATTAGATCATTTTGGTTCAAAATTAATTGCAACAATAAAAGATGGTCAAACTTTTGAATGGGATACAATAAGTAATGTTGCTGCTGCTTTAACAACTAGAGCAACTGTAGTAAGTGGGGCACCCACAAAATCTGTTATGTCAATTGTTTCTGAAAGAGATAGACATTTAGTCATTCTTGGAACAGAGACTACGATTGGTACTTCAAGTACCCAAGATAAAATGTTTATAAGATTTTCAGATCAAGAAGATATATCTGATTATGCTCCAACTTCAGTCAACACTGCGGGTACATTTAGAATAGATTCAGGAACAAAAATTGTGGGAGCTGTGAGAGGTAAAGATTATATTTTAATTTTAACTGACACATCTGCATATGTTATGCAGTTTGTTGGTCCTCCGTTTACATTTTCAATTAGACAAGTTGGTTCGAACTGTGGGGCTATAGGACAACACTCTATCAAATATGCTAACGGAGCTGTTTGGTGGATGGGTCAAGCTGGAGGTTTTTTCGTTTATGATGGTACTGTAAAATCTGTACCATGTTTAGTTGAAGATTTTGTATTTACAAATAAAGGAGACAACCTTGGCTTAAGTTATGCTAATGGTGAACAAATATATGCAGGACTCAATCATCTTTATGAAGAAATAAGTTGGTTTTATCCTAAAAATGGTTCTTCATTAATTGATAGAGTAGTCACTTATAATTATTCTGAACAAACGTGGACAACTGGTTCATTATCTAGAACTACTTGGTTTGATGCCACACTATATGATAATCCTTACGCAACAGAATTTTCATCAACAGGCACTCCCTCTTTTCCAACAATACAAGGAGTAACAAATCAAAATGGTGCTTCAACTTATTATGCTCATGAAGTGGGTAATAATGAAGTAGATTTTACTGGAGCAAAAACAGCTATTCCAGCTTTTATTCAATCTGGAGATTTTGATTTATCTCAAGGTGGAGATGGACAATTTTTTATGAGCTTAAGAAGATTTATTCCTGATTTTAAATTAATTACTGGTGACGCACAAATAACTATTAACCTTAGAAAGTTTCCTTCTGATACTTCAACATCCTCGCCTCTCGGACCTTTTACAGTAAATAGCACAACTGAAAAAGTAGACACTAGAGCAAGATCTCGATTTGCAAGTATTAAAGTTGCGAATACTTCAACAGACCAAAACTGGAGATATGGAACTTTTAGAGCTGATGTGCAACCTGATGGAATGAGATAATGGCAAGAGTAGATATTATAATTCCAGAGCCAACACCAGTTTATACTGAAGATAATCAAAGACAAATAGCTCAATCTTTACAAACTCTTAAAGATAAGTTAAACACTTCTTATCAACAAGAAATAAAAAATGAACAAGATACTTTTAATTGGTTTTTATTATGACAATCAGATACAAAAGTGACACCTACGATTTAACAACAAGTAATATTACAACAATTTTAACTTGTCCTGTTGATGGAACAATATTAGTTAAATCATTACAAGCAAGTCACCAAAATGCAAGTAATGTAGATGTTGATGCATATTTACAAAAGTCTGGTGGATCAAATGTAGAAATTAGTCATGCACAATTAAATAAAAGTTTTACAAATATGGTAAGTGAAACTTTAGCGATGGAAGCATCTGATGTTCTAAAAATTCAAGCAGACACGGCTAATGAAATTACAGGTGTTGTAAGTTATGCTCTTATAGACAGATCCCAGGAAAATGGCTAGACAAAAATTTGTAAGTTTTACTCCCAGACCAAAACCTAGGAAAAGGCCTCGAAGACATAAAAAAAATCTTTGCAAAGCGGAAAAAAGAAGTTATAAGAAATATAACAGACAAGGCAGATAATTATGAATGATTTACCAAAAATACCAGCTGAAGCTAAAGAAGTAATAAAACATAAAAGAACAGGAAAAGTATATGCTAGTAAAGCTGAGTTTGATTCTGATGTTGCTGATCCCAATACTGACACTACTGTGGATGACTTTAGACAAGACCTCGAAATTAAAGTTACTAAAATTCCAATGGGTATTGAAACAAAAAAATAAATGAAACCTAGAGGTGCAACTGAACTTCAAATGGAAATGCTTAATAAGCATGTTTCAAAAGAGCTTTTAGAGAAAGTACAAATTTGTACATCAATACCAGGTAAGGTTCCATTAGACCCTGACAAACTTAATATATTGTGGCAAAAAAATTCTTATGATCAACCTAATCTTCAAGAATTTTTTAAAAATAAAGAAAGACATAAAGAATATGATTGGTATGTTTTTAACAGCCATTGGAATTATGAAAAGTTTAGATATTTTTTTGGAATACCAACTGAAAGATGTATCGTTATAAAAAATGGTATTGATGAATTTCCAATTAGAAAAATATATCAAAAAGGAAAACCGATAAAATTAATACATCATTGCACACCTTGGAGAGGTATAAATGTATTATTGTTAGCTATGCAACAAATAACACATCCTAACATATCTTTAGATGTTTATTCTTCTACTCAAGTATATGGCTCTGATTTTAGTAAAGTGCATGATGATGAATTTAAACCACTATACGATCAAGCTAAAGAATTACCAAATGTAAATTATATTGGATATAAACCTCATGAGTACATAAAAGAAATGATGCCTAATTATGATATGTTTGTTTATCCTTCTATATTTGAAGAAACATCATGTGTGTCAGCTTTAGAAGCTTTAGCGTCTGGGGTTCATGTAATTACAAATAATTATGGAGCCTTGTATGAAACTTGTTCAGAGTGGCCTGTCTATGTAAATTACTCAACTAATTATGAACAGATGGCAACAGATACTGCAAATGCAATCATGACTGCTGCAGGATATCTCCATGAAGATAGTATTCAAGAACATTTATCAGAACAACAAAAATTTTATAAAAAATTTTATAACTGGAAAAGCAAAGGACAACAATGGACTACTTTTCTTACTGGAGCTTTAAAAGATAAAGGTTTATAATTTTTTATGTTTGAGTATGAAAAACTTAATGAATACATTATAAAAGTAAAACTACCAGATTTAATTTTTGATGAAATAAAAATATGGAAAAAAGAATGTGATAAAATTAAAAATCACAAATTATCTTTTTTAAAAACTATGGATAATGCTGGAACTGAAGGCAATAATTATCAAGTAAGTGTTTCTAAATTTTTAATTTATGATGGATTTTGGTTACCTTACGTTTTAAGATTAATTTCAAAACTTTGTGGAGGCCACCATAGAGATTATTATTTAAGAGAATGGCCTGGTCATTTTGAATCTGACGTTTGGATAAACTATGCTTACAAAAATAATTATAATCCAATACACAGCCATAGTGGTTTTGTCTCAGGAGTTATTTACTTACAAAATCAAAATGATTTAACTATTTTTCCAGATCAAAATTTTAGTGTACAAGGTAAACCAGGGGAGATGATTTTATTTCCTTCAACATTAGAGCATCAAGTAGAGAAAATAAAAGATAATTATGAAAGAATAACTTTTGCATTTAATATAAATCTTGATAAAAACCATGAAAGAGTAAAAGGGCACCATGAAAAAAAATAATGAATTTGTAAATGAAGATACTTATCAAACGTTAAAAGAATTTAGAGTTGACCCACCCTCTCAAGATTTAGCTGTTAAGCCATTATGGAAAAATAAACCAAAAACAAAACCAAAAAAAGATTATTCTATATTTGTTGCTACTCCAGTGCATAGTGATGTATCTTTACATTATACACAAGCATTACTAGAGTTTCAAAAGTACGCAAATGAACAAGGTGTAGAAACACATTTTCAATTAATGAAATCTTCATTAGTTACTCAAGGAAGAAATTTATGTGTATCAAGTTTTTTGGAATCAGATCAAACTCATTTGTTATTTATTGATTCTGATATATGGTTTCATTCTCCGTCAATACTTAGAATGGTAGAAAAAGATAAAGATATAATATCTATACCTT